TGGCACATACCTCTGAGCTTATATTTGAACCTCGCTAAACTTCCGTGGTGACGTATAAGACAGGTATCCAATGTGTCGAAGCAACAATAATAATGCGCATAACATTATAGAAAGTTAGGTATTTACTAATCAGGTCAATGTGCAAAATAGAATGAATAAAACAAATCAACCAATAAATTATAAGAATATATTAGAGAAGGTGTGTAAAAAAGAAAAAATGGTATTAGAAGGAGTTAATTTTTATGAAACTGTTGATGATAGCCACTTTTTCATTTTAGATTTTAGAACTAAGGTACTACTTAGAGTTACCTTGAAAAATTTTGAGAAGAAACGGGATGATTTAATATATCAACCGTTTCAAAACGCTGTACATTCAATATACTTTAAAAAAGTAGAGTACAAGATCTTGGTTATACGCAGGAAGATGAAATTCGCTCCTCAATCGTTATTCGGAAATTTTATGAAATCCATGAGTGGTATTAAACATTCTTTGGAATTTTTCACGGCTACATGTAGTAAAACTAAAAAGATGTTTACGGAACAAGGGTATTTGTGGTTTCTTGATTTGGTTAATATGATATTGAATATTCGTGAAGGTTACTTAACCCCGACTAAAATAGTCTCGGTAGTGATTTCGATATATACCATGTATAAGAGAGCTGCTGGGATATTCTCACCGCAGAGTATTGAAGAAATAACTTTTGACGCCGCTAGCGTAATTTTCTCCGTGATAGGATTGCCAGCAAGTTTGGTTAAGATTATTAGGGAGTATTCAATGATGACTGGTCGCCGCCTTTTTTCGTCTACGACAATTTTGAACGTTATTTTATCTATATATCAGTTATTTAAATATTTTCTCAAGTGGTTGACCACCTTTATGAACGATTCCGAGCAAAATGTTTATTTGGCTAGTTACGCTGATTACATATTAGATATGATTTTCGGTAGTATTTCATCGTATAGTAAGATTAAAATGGTTACTGAGTTGAATCTTCAGTATTCCGCAACACCCGAAGTCATTTTAAGACCAGATTTTAGAGATAAAGTCATTAAAGTGTATGAGGAAGCCAACAATGATGCTTTATTTAAAGACTATGTTGCTAATAATGATAATAAAAATTTTAAAGCGATTTGGGAATCCTTCACTTTAAATTTGGTTAAGTATGTGAAGACTTTTACTATTTCTTCAAAGAAGGAACCAATTTGTTTAGTTTTTGAGGGTAAACCCGGTTCCGGTAAGTCGGTATTGATGAATAATTTTGTCGAAGTTTTGAAACAGATGAATAAATCCGTGTATATTCACTCAATACCCCCGACCGATGCTGGTAAGGACTTCTACGATGATTACGAGAATCAAGATGTTTTCGTGATGGACGATATTGGTCAGCAAGGTAAATCGCAGTGGAGAACCATTATTAATTTCGTGTCTCCAGTGAAATATCCTCTAGAATGCGCTAATGCAGCCAAGAAGAACACCAAATTTTTTAATTCGGAATACATTCTGTGTACCACGAATGGTTTTATGGAACTGCATGGATTTACTAATAAAGATTGTGTTTCTGAACCCCAAGCCCTATTCAGACGATGCCACGTGATTAAAGTTGAGAAAGCGCAGGGCGAAGATTTCACCCAAGATATTAAGTATTATAAATACGACCATTTATCCCCTAACCCTGGTTGGGAGAATAAGTTTTTGTATCATAATTCAAAAATTCCATTGGTTTCTTCAATCAATTCGGCAGATAGAATAACTTCGTTGAATTATTTGCGCCAATTGTTAGTTAATTTGGAAAAAACTGAAAATGAAAATAGAACTACGGTTAAAATCAAAGACGATGAAATGCAACAAATTCTTGTTGATCAAGATTTTGCCCCCCAAACATTGACCGATATGGCCACTTTTTTGTCAAATCTGTATTATGAGTGGCCATCTAACGCTCGTAACGTTTTTATGGAATGGTTCGAATATATTTTGAAGCCTGTGAAAGTAGTAATGGAATCTATGACCTATTATATCAAAAATTTATTATTTGGTGTTTCGTATGATGAAGAAATAACTAGGATTATTACAGCCAAGAGTCCTAAAGACGTATTAGGGAAATCTAATGAGAGAATCAAGAATTATAGGAAGTTAGCATCGAAGTATCAT